CTTTGAGTTTGTCTGCTAAATCGCCAGATGTGTCTGCGTCAACTTCTGCTGGGGTTTTGTATACTTTGGGATTTTTATTGAAGACACCCTTCTTCGCAACAAAGAATTTGCCGTCTGTTGGGTCTTGTCCTGCAAAGACTGCTGGCGCGCCATCCCACTTGACTGAAATGTCAACTTTGCTTTTGGAATGTCCAGCAAGCATATCACGCACCGCTCTGAGTGCGTTTATGCTATCTCTAGTGCCTTCAACACCACCATTTAGAACATCGTCTTCCGCATGTTCTAAATGAACGTTTTTCTTCTCTATAAGAAATTCTTTGAATTTAAACATGATAGGTCTGTCGTTGATATAGACCTATTTATAATTCTTCACATTCAATACACTCAACTATAATCGTCTATAGTTGTCTATAATTGACTATAGAATTACCTTCGCATTGCCGCTTGATCTTTTGCTTCATCTATAGAGAAAATAGGAACTGCATTGCTTTTGTGTAACGTGCCGATGCCAATCATCTTGTCGCCAGTATATACTTTACCGTGAATTGGCTTAGTGCATTTGCCGCCAAATGTCGCTAAACTTGGATGACGTACAGTTTCACGTATTTGTGCTTTTGCTGGTTTGTGTGCTTCTACTATCTTAGGCTTTTTGATGCCTTTAGAGAATGAAGTAGTCGGCAAGTCATCAAGCCACTTTTGATACTCTGCATCTTTCTTTGCGGGAGTTTTTTTCTTTTTTGATTTTTGGTATGTGTATATTAACATGATGTAAGTTCGTCAACAAAATCTAATAATAATTTGTGGTTTCGTTCTTCGTGCCAATGTTCTGATATGTATGCTCTAGGCTTCTCGTACCAATATTTCTGACTCTCGGGATGACAACCAATCACACCCACACGATTTTGAATGATTGCCATAGCATCACCATTCGCATATGTAGAGACTATTTTAGCACGTTCTAGGTTGCCTGTCAATGCACAACCGTCGTAAAAAAACATCGTTTCGGGTTTGCCATTCCATGTTACGTTCGCAACGGTAGAATAAGACCTACGAATGTCTGCTGTATCTTGTTTGATATACTGAACGGGGTCAATGTCATCCAGTATATCAAAATAATAACTACCAGCCCAATATGCACCCATACATATTCCAAGATAATATCCTTTAGACTCAACAAAATCTGCTATCATATTAGAAGATTTGCGTCTAAAGAATCTATCATAAGAGCTTGCATCTCCGATACCTCCAGGAAATGCAACTATATCTGTATTGTTTAAAACTGTCAGTAAATCACTATCAACACCGAACAAATTAATTTTATAATTTGGTGATAATGCTTTAATCATTCCATCGCAACAATCCATAGAACACTCTGGATGATTAACAAACAATGATATAGATTTCACAATCTATGATTCATTTGATAGTTATCATTTTAACACTAAGAATGCTAACATAATACTTTGTGAGAAAAATCCAATGCCGTTTGACAACATGTAAAGTTTGTCTTTCACAATTGCTGAACGAATAAAGAATAGTAGTAATCCGCTCCAAATTAAGATAACCATACTCAATGGAGGCAATACTGTAGGTTCACCTTTAATCGCTAAGTGCATTACTGGCACTGTAGAGCCATGAATTAGAATCAATCCAATCCAACCACAAATCTCACCAAACTGACGTACAACCCAATTATACCAATCTGCAATTTTAATCATTTCAAATGTCTTTCTTAAGTAACCTAAGAGTAGGTTTAAATTTTTGATAAAGGCCAATTTCATAAAATTAAACTTTAAGATTGCTAAAATCTCTATTTTTCTGCATTCGTTTACCGAAACTAGACTTATCAAATGCGGGTTTATTATCTTCAATCTGTCCACTATCTGAAATGTTAGTCTGTGCAGAATCTTCTGCATCATACAGTTTCATTTTCGCTCTGTCAATACCAATTACGAATCGTTTATTAGTAGTAGGATCGCTGTATCTATTCTTTAACTGTTTGACCATAATCTGATTCAAGTCTGCAAGTTCTTCGGTTGAAATCAAAGCAAACATCAAGTCTGCTGTAGCAGGCAAACCAAATGATTCTGATGTGTCTTCAAGTCCAACGTCCGAGTTTGTGAAACCACTTCTCGTTGTTTGTGTAGCTGATACAATTGGAAGTTTATGTTCAACAGCAAGTCCACGCAATTCTTCTGCAATTGCTTTAATGTATGTGTAAGAGTTAATTGATGCGCCCATCTTCATACGTGCGGAAGAACATATGTTCAGATAGTCAATGTAAATGATATCGGGAATGAATTGACGTTTTAGTTTCAACTCATTCAATAAATGCGAAAAGTGGTTTACGTTCGCACTAGCAGTTGGATATTCTTTGATGATTAGCTTGCCTTTAGTCTTCTCACGTAGAGTTTCAACTTTCTTCATGTATGTTTCTTTAGGCATACCAATCAATCTATCAAGTTCAACGTTCATCAAGTTAGCATCAATACGTTCTGCAATACGTTCTTCAGCCATTTCCATTGTAATGTATAAAACGTTCTTACCCATCGTCAGATTGGCTGCTGCACAATGACACATAAACAGACTTTTGCCAACGCCAGTGCCGGCAAGAACAATATTCAAAGATTTTTCTGCAAGCCCACCTTTAGTGATTCTATTCAGATAGTCAAGATCAAATGGAATTCGTCTTTCAACTTTATGATAGAAGTCATATCGTGTTTCTGCATCATCAATAAAATCGTGACCAATATGATTATCAAAAGAAACCGAAAGTGCATCTGCTAGAATTTTTGGAATTGAACCCTTATCAAGTTTTTCTGTATTGTTCTTATTCTTATCATCCAGAATTTGAATGCTCTGCATGATGCCGTTGTAGATAGCTTTTTCTTGGCAGAAATCTTCTGTAGCATCAATCAGCCATTTAGTATCTGATACTTCAGGATCAATTGTAATTTGTTTGACTAGTGCAATAGTTTTCTTGTGTTGATCGTCAGTTAGATTAACTCTCTTATCAATCTCAATAATCAATGCTTCTTGCGTTGGCATTGTGTTATACTTATTCACATAAGTTTCAATTTCAGAAAACAATAGTTTTTCTGAAGACTCTTGAAAATACTCGCCTTTAATGAATGGTAAAGTCTTTCGTGTATACTCTTCATCCAATATCAGGTGTTTCAGTATTTTTTGTTCCAAGTTCATTCTTATACCTTTTCTCTGCTGCCTCTAATGAATGTCTTAGAAGATCATTTAAAATCTCACCAAGATGTGATTCAAAGTTTTCTGTGCCTTGAAGTTCTTTGTGTTCTTCGCTTATTATATCATAGTTGAAGCCAATTGAATAGGTTCCGTCAGAATTTTCTTCATCGGCGAAAGTAATTTCACCAAAATGAAATACTGCGTCTTTAAAATCTCCAGCGGTAATTCTAATTGTTGCGACAACATCCTTATCTTTGTATCTGATATCGTCTTTGGTGACTTCATAAGTTTCTTCAATCTTCATTGGCCATCTCCAACTCTTCTTCGTCATCAGCAACACCTTCAACAGCATCTTGCCCGTACATGAATTCTTTTTTACATGCTTCGTCAATCAAGTTTAGAATTTCTTTAGTGAAATACTTTTCTGGTTCAGCATTGATGTTCTTACCAAAGACTTTAACACCATTTGATAACACATATTGAGTAGAGACTTTCTTGATGATACCATACTTTTCTGCAATGTCAAGCAATCCGTAATAGCGATCTAAGCCCTTACTGTATGTGATTTTAATTTCAACAAATTTGTTTTCTTTTGTCAAACGACTCTTGTGCAATTTTGCTTTAACAATGTTACCGATAACTTCAGTACCATCTTTGTCTTTCTTCTTAGATAGATATACGATTGTAGATGCTGTGTACTTCAAGCCAGAACCGCCAGACATTTCTTTCATTGGAACATATGAGTTGTGCGATAAAACACCATTTGAAAAAACATAGTGATGAGCATCTTCTACTTCAAAGTCATATACCTTGAAGTCGCCGACAATCTTCTGAATATCTAAAATTTTGTTTGAACTTGTCATATTAAAAACCTCTTTCTTATAAATAAATCATGTTTACGAACTAGTAGAAAATGCACAATGAAACACATTCATCATATACTCCCAAAACATATGGGAGGTACAAATTATAGCACAAATCTCATTGAATTGTCAATAGAAGAACATGCCGAAGCCCATCGTATTTTGTGGGAAACGCATGGACTGATTGAAGATAAAATCGCATGGCAATGTCTCTCGGGTAGAAAATTATCAGAAGAAGACAGAATCTTATTGGCAAAATCTGGATTTGAAAAATTCATAAAAAACCCGTCTCTAAGGGAAGAATGGATAGAAAAGATAAAGAGTGCTAGAGGTAAGCAGGTTATCACCGAATCACATAAGAAAAACATATCAAAAGGACTCAAAAAAGCATATGAAGAGGGTAGATTTCCAGATCATGTGTATGATGCAGAAAGAAAAGATCATATGAGAAATTTATATTTCAAAAATGATATGTCATCTAAACTAACTCTCGCTAGACAATCTTCTCATAATTGGCTATCATCCGTAACAAGTGAAGAATCAAAAAGCAAAAAAAGAAAATCTATGAAAACTTCAAAACGAATCATAGTCAACGGAATTGAATATGATTCGTTGCGTCATGCGTCTAAAGTGAGCGGTATATCTTATTCAAGATTGAGAAAAATGGTGTTATTAAATTCCGATAAGAATATCAGACTTCTTTAGATTTTCTACTTTTTTCCATTCTCCATCTTGAGTCATAAGTTTGTGTTCACCAGTTAGATTGAACACGGTTCCATCTTCCATAGACACCCTGTAGATTTCATCTGCTGAGTATTCAAACTTTTTAGTGACTCGTTTGGGTCCTACCATTGTTTTTACTGTGTCATTTTCAGCGACATTAATAATTGTTTTGAATGTGCCGTCGCTCATAGCGATTTCAGTTTCGGCGGTTGCACATCCAACAACATCATAAACATGATTGGTTACAAGCAAAGGCACACCAATCTTAGCAAGTTTCAAATTCAATACACGAAACGTTGCTTTGAGTATTTGACTCTTAGTCATGTCTCTTGTTTCTTTACCTTCTGAAGTATCTTCCATTTCTTTTGTAGAAGACAACTGACCAAGAGAATCAAGAACCATCATCATTGGTTTACGTGCTGATTCTTTTTGTGCAGAATACTTTTCAATAATTTGCAATGCAGTATGGCGAAACTTTTGAATTGTGTCTGGCTCAGATATGACAACACGTTTAGTGTCTACACCACGGCTGTCCATCATAGACTTTGTAACTGCGGCTTCAGTATCAAAGTAGATAACACCGCTTTCAGGATTTGCATCAAGAAACTGTTTGATAATACCAAGCACAAAGAAAGTCTTACCAGTTGAAGACTCGCCAGCAAACGCTGTCACTTTGTTGTTTGGCACACCACCATAAATGCTACCACTAAGTAACGCATTGAGTGCATAAGAGCCTGTATCAATGCTACCACTAAACTCAGCCGATGCACCACCATCGGAAAGAATCTTTGTGTCCTCATCTTTTAATTGCTCAACCAAATCTGTAAAAAAATTACTCATAAATTATCTCCATAAAAAAACATAGCATAACACAGTATAACACAAAATCATCCTCTAGTCAATGTCAGCACTTTATCAATTTGTTCTTGAATCTTTGCGGTACGATTGGGCCAGTAGATGTATTCTTTTTCGGGGTTCTTCATCAAGTTGACTAGCAATGGCATAATCAACTGTTCTAAAGTTTTAAGGTTTACTTTTACTTCAGTTTCCATCTTGTCACGATCTGCTTCTAGTCCAAGTTTACCATCATTGTATAGTTCAAGAATTTGATCTAACTTGTCTTCAACTCTATGTAGA